TGCTACTTCCTCTCTTGATGTTTATCATTTGTCTGAGGACTTAGGTGATCCTGCTACTGATCCTGCCCCTACTCTTGAGGAGCTAATTCCATGTAATACGCCTATTGATCGTGTTCTTGCTGTTACTGATGAACCTGATCTTCGACTTGACGCTTATATGGTTGTTAATCATTCTCGTGTAATGCCTACATACTCTGTTCCTATGTTACATAATCGTTTCTAATGGAGGAAAAAAAATGTTCGAAAAATTACTTACTCGCAGCGCTTTGCGCGTTATTCTTAGTCTTATTGTTGGCCTTGCTGCTGGTCTTAAAATGCCTGAACTTGGTGATATTGCTTGTAAAATCGCTGAGGTTTTGGAAGTAAGTGTAGGAGTTTGTAACTAATGGTCTTTCCTGCTGCTGCCTTTTCTGCTGCTAATCTTGGAGGTACTCTTTCCGGTATTGGTTCTCTTGTTGGAGGTGTTGGTGGCCTCTTTGGAGGCGGAGGAGGCGACTCAGAAGGTATGATGCGTGATCAGCTTCAATTCCAAAAGGAGCAATTTAAACTTCAAAAGGAAATGGCTTTCTCTGGTAAGCAAATTCTTGCTAATGATCTAGAAAAAGCTGGCCTAAATCGCATTCTTGCTGTTAATCCTGCTGCTGGTTCCCCATCCGCTTCTCCTGTAAGCCCTGTCAATGTAGATACTCCCAGTGCTCAAAAACAAGCCAGTACGGCGCGTAGGTTGGCTATAGCTCAGATTGGCAATATCGCCGCTGATACAGCTAAAAAGTTCGCGGAACGCGATACAATTAAAAAGCAAGGCGATCTTGCGGAAGCAAATACAAGAGGTGTTGATGCTATAACTGATATTAAAAGCCCTGCTGCTGAGGTTGGTTCGTTTATTACTGAATTATTTGGTGGACATGGTACTGGTTCTAGTGCGGCGCATAAAGCCCGCGAAACCGCCCCTCTTGTCAAGGATGATGTCTTTAAACGTTGGGAAGCTGCTAAACAAAAGCAGCGTGAAAAAATCAAGAAAAAAGACGAAGCTTGGAAGAAAAAATTCGAGGAGCGTGGTCGTAATCCTTCAGTCTTTAATAGGAAAAATTGGTAACGAAAGGAAAAACTGATGTCTAAAATTAAAAAGCGTACATTATTTTGTGAGCGTGTTAAGGTAAATCGTGATAAAGAGCGGCGTTCGCGTGTAATACAGTCTGAACGTGATAATCAGGAAATTAATAATATTGTTGCTAAGGCTAATAAAACTGGTCAATTGCCTATACTTATGAACCGGAAGCCTATTGATAAGCTTCCTCAGGTTGAGACGTATCAAGACGCAATGAATGTTATTGCTAATGCTACTTCTGAGTTTGAAAAACTCGATCCTCTTATTCGCCGTGAATTTGATAATGATCCGGCTAAATTACTTCATGCCTTAGAAAATCCGAAGGAAAATATTGACTTATTGCAAAAGGTTAGAGTTCTTGAACCTGTTCAAGAGGTTATTGATCCTATTGTCGCTGAGCTTCGTGATGTGAAAAAGGCTATCGTTGAAGCGCCCCAAAAAACGGATGAGCAGCCCCCACAGAGCTAAGCGAAATACGTTTTTTAAGCCCCCTCAAGGGGGCTTTTTTTGTTCCTAGCACATATGTTCTCTTGTCGTATATGTGCTAGGTGACTGCATTGTTTGACAATGCTGTCTAAAATCTATAGGATGTTATTAGAAAGTGAGGTGATTAAATTGTCTAAATATCGTAAAGCTCTAAAAAAGTCTCGTTCCAAGCGTACCTTTACAAAAGGTGCTTTGAATGTGCATCCTATGAATACGAACCCTGTACCGCAACGCGGCGGGCTTCGTTTGTAATTATTCTGTCGAAGGGGAAACTTCTTTATGCCTTGCTACCATCCTGTTCCTTATTGGGTTCATCCTTTTAAAAAAACCGAAAATGGTAAAAATCTTTTATTGTTTTCATATAATCCTAAATTCTGTACTTCTGTTACTCCTGACGGTCATGTCGCATGTGGTCGTTGTATTGGTTGTCGTTTGGCTAAATCCCGTGAATGGGCTGTGCGTTGTATGCATGAGGCTAATTCACATGAGGATAATTGCTGGTTAACTCTCACAATGTCTGATGAATGGTTATATTCTACTGCTCGTCTTCGTTCTGGCTTCTCTGATAATCCCTATTCATTGCAGCGTGGTAAACGCTCTGAAATGACTAAATTTATTAAGCGTCTTCGTAATCGCTTTGGTGAAGGCATTCGTTATCTCTATTGTGGTGAGTATGGAGAAACTTGTTTCTTCTGTAATAAGCCTGAGAAGCGTTGCTTATCTCATGGCTGTGGTGAGTTTCTTCCTTGGCGTGGTCGTCCCCATTATCATATGTGTCTCTTTGGTGCTGATTTCTCTGATAAGCGCTATTTTAAAACTATTAATGGCTGTAAGCATTATAATTCTGATATTCTTGATGGTATATGGACTGATCCTAAATCTAAGATATTTTTGGGGCACGCCACTATTTCTGATCTTACTATTGATAGCGCCGGTTATACTGCTCGCTATTCTCTAAAAAAAGTTACTGGTGATCTTGCTGAACAAAAACATGATGTTACTGGTCTTAAACATTATCAGCGTGTGACACCTGATGGTGAGGTTCTCGATCTTATTCCTGAGTTTGTTTCTATGTCTAATCGCTCTGGTATTGGTTCTGATTGGTTTGAAAAATATTATAAAGAGGTTATGGACAATGACAGTGTTCTCTTTAAAGATTGTCGTATAAAGCCTCCTCGTTACTATGATAAAAAGCTTGAAACTATTAATTCTCAACGTCTTGAAGAAAATAAACTTGAAAGGGTTGACAAAGCTTTAAATAATCCTGATAATACTCTTGAACGCTTAGAGGTTCGTGAATACATCGCTAAGCAAGCTATTAAACGATTACATCGAAAGGAATGTTAAAATGAAAATATTCACACTATATGATCTAAAATCTAAAAGAGCTGAAAAGCTATTTCTTGCTAATACTACTGGTGAAGCTGAGCGTCAATTTTTGGATGCTATTACTATGGCTCCCGATGGTGCTCTTTTAAAATCTCACCCTAAGGATTTTGATCTTTATTGCTTAGGTGATTTTGATCCTTCTAATCCTTCTATCGCTGCTGTTGAAAATACTGTTGTTATCAATGGTCTTGAGTTGCTCGAAAGCTCTCCGTTTAAAACGGCTGATCTGGCTGATGCTGCTCCTGTATCTGTGGGCGCTGTCTAGTTCCCTTCGATGGAAACACCTGAGCATTCTGTGTTTAAACTGCTCTTCATCGAAAGGTTAAAAAATGGCTAAAGATCCACATGATACAAAAACTCTTGATTTGTTTGTTTGGTTAAATTCTTTGCTTATTGTTGATTATAATGACGGCTCTTATTGAAAGGTAAAAAAATGCTTGATTTGATGCAAAACTCTCTCCCTTCTGTTTTCTCTCATTCGTTCTCTCGCGTCCCGCAAGCTAACATGCCCCGTTCTATGTTCAAGCGGGTTCTTACTAATAAAACTACGATTGATGTTGATTATCTCTATCCTATTCTTAATGATGAAATTCTGCCCGGTGACACTTATGATGCTAATTTGACTGTTCTTGGCCGTCTTACTACTCCTCTTGTCCCTTTTATGGACAACTTGGCCTTAAAACTTGAGGCCTTTGCTGTCCCCTTCCGCTTAACCCAAGATAATTGGGTAAAATTACAAGGTGAGCGTGATGATCCCGATGATAGTATTGCTTTTGCTCGTCCTTATATTACTTCGCCTAATCCTGATGGCTTCGCTGAAGGTAGTCTCTTTGATTACTTTGGCTTTCCGACCAAAGTTCCTGATCTTCGTATTGATACTTCTTTGCATCGTGAATATAATCTTATTGTAAATTCTTATTATCGTGACCAAAACTGGCAAGATTCTCTTGTTGTTGATAAAGATGATGGCCCTGATACTCTTTCTGATTATGTTCTCTTTAAGCGTAATAAACCCCATGATTATTTCACTTCTGGTCTTCCTCAACCTCAAAAGGGTGATCCTGTTGACCTTCCTTTAGGTACTGCTGCTCCTGTTGTTTCTACTGGTGCTTATTTTGAATTGTCTGGTTCTAACTTTACTGACCAGCCTTTGAAAACTAATGCTGGTGGTGACTTGCAGCCTAATGCTGGCGGTGGTTCTGCTACTAATATCTTCTTTGGTGATGAAACTGGTCTTGAAACTGACCTCTCTAGTGCTGTTGCCCCTACTATTTATGATCTTTATGAAGCCTTTGCTTTGCAAGAGCTTCTCCAGATTGATGCTCGTGGCGGAACTCGTTACTTTGAAATTCTGCGCGCGCATTTTGGTGTGACTTCTCCTGATAGTCGTTTACAGCGTCCTGAATATCTCGGTGGTTCTACTATTCCTCTTAATATTAATCCTTTGGCTCAAACTTCTGGCACTACTGCTTCTTCTCCTCTTGGTGATCTTGCTGCTGTTGGTGAAGTTATTGGTAAGCTTCGTTTCTATAAATCCTTTGTTGAGCATTGTGATATTATTATTATGGCTTCTGTTGTGTCTGATTTGACTTACCAACAAGGTCTTCACCGTTCTCATTCTCGCTCTACTCGTTATGATTTCTATATGCCTGCTTTAGCTAATCTTGGTGAGCAACCTGTTCTTACTAAGGAACTTTATGCTGTTGGTAGTCTTGCTGCTACTGATGATGATGTTCTTTGTTATCAAGAGCGCTGGTCTGAATATCGTATGGGTAAAAATCTCATTACTGGTTTGATGCGCTCTAATGCTACTTCCTCTCTTGATGTTTATCATTTGTCTGAGGACTTAGGTGATCCTGCTACTGATCCTGCCCCTACTCTTGAGGAGCTAATTCCATGTAATACCCCCATTGATCGTGACTGGGAAAC